GTTCCTCGGCTCCCTCACCCGTAAGCGGCGCGCTCGTGTGGCTGCCTGATGTCGTCCGTGCCGCAGCCAAGCCGCCGATGTGGGCTCTGCGCCGGTCAGGCGTACTTGACCTCCTACGAGGGCGAGAAGGGTCCGGGCCTCGTGTTCCTATGCAAGAAGTGCGACCTGAGCCCCGCGCCACCGCAAGCAAAAGTCGAGCCAGAGAAAGGGACGGAATGAGCCAGCAGTACTACTCGCTTCGATGCACGGCCTGCGACCAGAACTGGCCGCTGACGTCGAGCTACGCGACGTGCCCGGTCTGCAAGGCCGAGACCTGGCGGTCCGAGATGTTCGCCATGAGCGTCCAGGAGGCCACTGGTGCGGTCGCGCAGCACGTGGTCAAGATGAAGCGCTACGCGGACTTCGAGGAGTTCTACGTCCGCCGCGAGATGGAGAAGGCCGGCGACTGCGTCCCTGATGAGTGGGTAGCACAGTAGGCATCTGCTACTCTGGTCATGTTGCTCCCCATCCACCGGAGGTCAAATGATCCAGCCCCTTTCACCTGAAGCCGCATACGCCACCAGCCCGAACGTGAAGTACCCCGGCACGGCGGCGCAGGCCACCGCTGCGGAGACCGTCGCGCAGAACCGGCTGAACGACTACATGTCGCTCACGCCCAGCGTTACGTTCGCGGTTGCGGCCGGCGCCATCAGCGGCAAGCTCGCCACCTAATCTGCGACCTCAACACGCATGGTTGGTGCCAGGACATGTTCCGAGTGCGGAACCCCGCTCTCCACGCGACGTCCTGGCACCAAGACATGCTCCGGCAAGTGCAGGGCCGAGCGTAGCCGTCGTACACGCCGAGCTAATCGCGAGGTCCAGGAGTTCGAGGAGAGCTTCCACGATGGCGCTCAGGAGATCGCGGCCATCGTCCGCCGCGAGGCACCGGACCACATCAAGAACGTGATCCAGCAGGAGCTCCGTCCCGTGGTCCGCGAGGCCATCACCGAGGACACCCTCCGCGCCATCCAGTCCCTACTCGCGCTCGCGCCCCGCGCCGTCGAGGCCATCACCGAGGATCTCGAATCCGACGACGCCGTGCTCAGGCAGCGCGCTTACACGCTCATTGCGAAATACACGATCGGGCATCCCGCGATCATCACCAAGGACGAAACTGATAGCAGTAAACAGATTGTTGTGAACTTCAATCTGCCCCGCCCCGACTCCATCACCCTTGAATCCGATGAGCCCGAGGAACTGAAAACGTGTGACCTCTGCGATGAGGTCAAGCCTGAGTCGGAGTTCATGGCCGGGTCCGACCGGTGCTGGACCTGCTTCGAGGAACACAAGGCCAAGATCCTCGCGGAGTTCACATGACACAGTGGCTCGGTACCGCGATTGACACTTACGTTCTGCACCCGCTGAAAGCCAATGGATACCAGTGGTGGTCGGGCGCAGGGAGTGACCTTACTTACCTGGTAATGGTGGTAACTCTTTGGCGGGCACACAACTGTCGGGTGGCATGGTGCCCCAGGATGAGTTGGCACACGCACCCCGACCACGGACGGCCGGTTTGCCGCCGGCACCACCCACACGGATGAACGTCAACTTCGAGTACACACCGCTGCCGGTTCATGCCCCGTTCCACAAGTCAATGACCTACGAGCGGATGTTGTTCGGGGCGTTCGGTTCGGGTAAGACGTACGCAGTTGTGGCCGAGGCAATCGCGTGGTGCCTGGAGCAACCCGGCATCCGGGGGCTCATCGCACGTAAGACCGCGCCTGAGCTGCGCGATACAACCGAACCGATCTTCCGGGAGTTGCTGCCACCGCAGCTATTGATGGCTGGTGACATGAAACGCCACGGCGGCCACATGGAGAGTTTTACGTTTCCGAACGGGTCAATCGTGCTGTTCAGGTCACTCGATGACTGGAACAAACACCGATCGCTGAACGTGGGGTTCATTGCCTATGACGAGTGCAACGAGATTGATGAAGAGACTTACCTGGGGATGGCATCACGAGTTCGGCAACGCGACATCACCGCTGAGGCGAGGAAATCTGGTTACACCGGTGAAGTGGTACGCCGTGGGATATTCGGTGCGACCAACCCCGCCGGTAAGGATTGGCTTTGGCGGCGTTTTCATTCTGACTCACCCAGCCGACAGAAGAACACCGAGATGTTTACCAGTACTACGCTGGACAATCCCTATCTACCACCGGAGTACGTGGAGTCCCTGCTCCAGTACCCCCGTTCGTGGGTCCAGCGTTACGTGCTTTGTCAGTTCGATGACTTTGCTGGTCGCATTTATGAGAGCTGGGGATGGGACACACACGTTGTACCGCATCCCAAACCGGAAGCCGGACGAGTTTTTTGGATGGGGATGGATCCCGGTACGGAGAACCCGACTGCCGGACTTTGGGTTTGGGTTGACCAGGAACAGCGCCGGCTCGTCGGTGTCGCGGAATACGAAGCGGGTGGGGTTGCGGTTGACGTTCATACGGCGGCGTGGAAGCAGATAGAAGCCCGAGAGAAGATGGCGGTGCGGTGGCGGGTCGCCGACCCGAACTCGATCACCCAGCGCGACCGTGGTACGGCGATCTCGCTCCAGACACAGTACGCGAAGCTCGGGTACCACTTCGGCCTCGGGGCGAGTTCGGAGAAGGACCGCATCCCGGCGCTGGGGCGGCTGATCCATCTGCGGCGGTTCGTGGTGAGCCAGCGATGCGAGAAGACGTTCGAGGCGCTCAAGCAGTACCAGTGGCGGGACCTGACACCTATGCAGCGGGCCAGGGGTGAGGATCCCACCGAGAAGCCGCTCAAGAAGAACACCCACCTGGTGGAGTGTGCGCAGTACCTCGCGGGCCGCGAGGCACCGTCGCCGAAGATGCAGGCGCCACTGCACCCTGACGACTTTCAGGACCAGATCCACCGGGCGATCAGGAAGTCGATCGGCACCAAGTGGGCGCGGCGCCAGGGAAACCATGAGCACGATTTGGGGACCGCCTTCCTGTAGACTTGGCTGTCTACTAGTCAAGGAGATTCATGAGTCACAAGCTGTTCTATGTCACGCAGATCAACCCGAACGACACGACCGGCGGGGGAGGATGCGTTTGCTCGCCGCAGGCCCAGCCGGACTGCAAGCCTCCGTACGTGGTGTTTCCCGGCAACGATATGGAGAACATCGCTTCGCCCCACGTGGTGGTCTGCGAGTCGTGCCTCGTGGCTGGGGCAAAGGCGTGCACGGGCGAGGTCCTTGCGGCCGGCGAGCCCAGCCACACTGTCCCGGCTGAGGATGTCTTCGATGAGGACGAGTTGCCTGAGGTCTGATGGCACTCGGGCTGCGTCTCAAGCCTAACCCGAATGCTCGCTACCAGGAGTTGTTCGAGCGCGCTCGGCGTGCCCGGTTGCCGTATGACAAGGAGCTTTGGCTGAACGCCGCGTTCTACCTCGGAGAGCAGTACGTCGAGTGGGCTGACTCGTCGATGTCGCTGCGGCGCATTCCCCGTCCGGCCAAGCTGCCCAACATCCCTCGGCCCGTGTCGAACAAGATCATGCACTTCGTCAACACGGAGCACGCGATGGCCCTCAAAACGCGCCCCACTGTTGATGTGCTACCGGCGTCGGAGGATCCGCTGGACATCTCCAACGCCACTGTGGCGAAGGCGTACCTCTCATGGCTGGCTGAGCCGCAGGTGGCCGACTTCGATGCTGAACTCTCGGATGCGGTGTTCTGGGCGCTGGCAGGCAATGAGGGTTACCTGAAGTGGGTGTGGAACGGACGCCTGAAGCGCGGTGACATCACGAGCTGCTCGCCGCTTGACGTCTACCCGGACCCATACCCCAAGAAGTTCAAGGATTGCCGGTACCTGTTCCACTCGCAGTTCATGGATACTTCGCAGGTGTACGACATCTACGACGTCGAGGTGCCGCCGAACGACGTCGAGAAGGCCGACCCCAACAAAGTGATGTTGATGCGTGAGATGGGAATGGCACCCGTCCTCAACGGCGCGATTGTCACCGAGATGTGGATGAAACCCAACCGTAAACACCCGAAGGGAGTGTTCACTGTTTGGACCGGACACACGCAGCTTGTAGAGCCGCAGCCGTTTCCCTATGACCATGGGATGCTGCCTATCACGCAGATCGGTTCCGTACGGCGTCCGGGCTGTGCTCATTACACCTCAGCTATCACTTTCCTCCGCGCACCTCAGATGGAACTCAACAAGTTCCATCAGCAGCTCGTGCAGACGCGCGAGGCGTTTGCCAATCCGAAATGGTGGCTCCCATCCGAGCTGGAGCTTGAGTCTGATCCGGATGACTCGCCGAACCAGATCCTACGTGGCAACTCGCAGGCGGGCGCCCTGGAGCCGAAGCTCATCCAGCCAAGCCAGATGCCGCCCAATGATGCTGGCGCTTGGATCACGAAAGAGATGATGGATGTCGTCGGGGTTCACGAGGTCAGCAACGCACAGGTTCCGGGCCGCGTTGAAGCTGCCCAGGCAATCGAGCTGCTACAGGAGTCGGACTCCAGCCGGCTGGCCGAGCTCACACGTACGATCAAATCGTCGATCTCGGTGGGGTACTGGCAGCAGCTCATGCTGGCCAAGCAGTACCTTAGCGCTGAGCAGATTGTCCAGACCTACTCGCGAGAGGGACTGCCGGAGGTACGGCGATTCAAGTCCACTGACATCAAGCCTGGGATGCGGGTCAAGGTGACGATGGATACGGGCCTCGCGCGCTCGCGCAGCGCTCGCACCGACCAGCTCATGCTGATGTGGCAGAACGGGATCGTCCAGGACCGGGAGTTGATGGCTGAGATGCTGGAGATGCCGATTTCCAGCTTCGATCCGGGCAACGCCTTCGATATCCGCCTGGCCCGCAACGAGAACTTCACGATGGCGGATGGGATCCCGGTCAAGCCGAACTCGTGGGATAACCACGACATCCACCGCCGTGAGCTCAACAACTATCGCAAGACTCAGGAATACCTGGAGCTACCGACTCACATCAAGACGATGTTCGAGTTCCACGCCCAGATGCACGACGAGCTGGAGATCCAGCAGCTCGGCAAGCAGCTCCAGATCCAGCAGATGGCCGCCGAGGTCGCCAACGGCACCGGGTTCCAGATGGGTGCCCAGGCCGCTCAAGGGCAGCAGGCGGCACCTGGTCCCGGCGGCACGCCTCCGAAGGGCGGGCTCTCCTCGCCGCAGCAGGCTCGAGGGATGGCACCAGCGCCCCAGGTCGCCGCAGCGGGCGCCCACCCACCCTCCAGTCCGGTAGCGGCCCGTAATACTCCGCAGGGTGAAGTGGTGTACCAGAACCGTTTCGAGAACGACCTAAATCACCCGCATGTTTAGTAGACTGTTCACATGACAGGTGACGTCTCCAGTCTGCATGACATGGCGGTCCAGGCCGCCGACAGCCTATCCCAGCTAACGGTAGGTCTGGCGCACCTGAACGCCAACCCGCAGATCGTCCAGCAGCTCCAGGGAATGACCCAGATGCTGCACGAGATCACCTCAGCCCTCGCACAGGCTCCTACAGTGGACCACGCTGCTTCACAGGCTGTGGCGCCCGGAGGGCCGCAGACGCCGCCTCAGGCGCCCCCAGGGGCCTCTCCGCAGCAGCCGCCCCAGCAGCAAGGCGGAAACCCGCCTCCTGGCCCAGCCGAGTCGATCGCTACGGCCACCCAACATCTACACAAGGCAATGATCGCCTCCGCAGAGCAGCGTGGGCGACTTGGCCAGTAACCGACCGCTAGGAGGTCCTGATGTCATTTACCACGCCCGAGCAAACCGAGACGCCGTCTGCCGAGCCTGCGGTTGCATCGACGCCCACTACTGCACCGGACCCTTCGCCGGTTGGTACCGGACCGTGGGCGCAGGATCTGGCCCTGCTGTTCCCGGACGAAGCCACCCGAGGTACGGTGGACAGCTTCCTGCGGACCAAGGTCCAGCCGCACACGACCCAGCTAGAGCAGCAGGTGGCCGGGACCAAGGACGCGATGCATCTCTGGACGGATCTGAACAGCGACCCGATCAACACGTACGTGGCGCTGACGCGGGAGCTCTGGGGTGATGCGGCGGCGGACGCGACGCTTGCGACTCTCCAGCAGCAGCTTTCTACCGAGGACGCTGCTCCCCCGCCGGCACCGACCCAGGAGGTACAGCAGACCGTGGACCCTCGTCTTGAGAACGTGCTCCAGTACGTAGAGTCTGAGCAGAGCCGGAGGATGTACGACGCCGACCTGGCCAAGACCGTGCAGGCTCATCCCGATGTTGATCCGGAGCTGTTCCACCCGTTCGTGGCTTCGGCCGAGGGTGACTTCGAGAAGGCTTACACGCTCTACTCAAACTGGCTCCAGCAGTACACCACGAAGCACAATCTCCTTCCCGCCACTCCGGTTCCTCCTCCCGTCATGGGCTCGGATGCCAGCGCGGGCTCAGCGCCCCCAGTGGCCCCGAAGGGCCAGACGCTTGACGAGGCGATCAACGACTTCATGCGCGAGAGCCGCGCGAATCGTGAAGCGCCCCCAGTGTCCTAGCTGATGTGCTATAACCTACTTGTCTGCCCAGTAGGGGGACAAGTGGAACAGCGACCAAGGAGCGCCAAGACCGAGTAACCGGCCCGAGTACAGCGGATCCCCGCCAAGGCTTGAGGGACGTTCAGTAGTTCCGAACCCAACTCAAGACGACTCCATTCAAGGAGGTAGTTACCGTGGCGGATACCGCAACTTTCTCGGCAGCGATGAAGACCAAGTTCATCGGGCCGATTCGGGACATTCTCCCGAGGGGAAAGGTACTTCTGTTCGGCGATGGCGACGCAAATCCCACTGACTTCCGTGGGATTCTCCCCCAGTCGGAGAACATCGACTTCGTCGGCAATGAGTTCCGGATCCCGATCAAGACTCGCCGTAACCAGGCCGTAGGCTTCCGTTCCGAGAACGAGACGCTGCCGGCGCCTGGCGCCAGCCAGTACACGTACCTGAGCGAGCCGCTTCGCTTCGCGTACGCCCTGTTCAACATCACGGGCCAGCTCCTCAAGGCTTCCGAGACCAATGAGGGCGCCTTCGTGTCGGCGTTCAAGCAGGAGATGGAGGACACCGTCCTCAGCTCCAAGATTGACTTCAACCGCGCGGCCTACAACGACGGCACCGGCAAGATGTCGGCCGTCACGTCAACCGGCGCGGGCGGCGGCGCCAACACGATCGGCTCGACGATCATCAACGTGGACACCACAATCAACTACCGTGGTCTCGGCGAGATCATCGACTTCGTGGCGGCAGCGGGCACGGTCATCTCGGCCGCACACACCATCACCGCAGTTGACCGCACCAACCTGGCGATCACGATCACCCCTGGTCTGGGTGCCGCGATCACCGCAGGAACGCATTACCCGGTCCGAGCGTCGCTTGACTCGACGACCGCAGTCCCGAACAACTCCCAGAACAAGGAGATCCAGGGCCTGGCGTCGATCGTCAACAACACGGGCACGCTGCACGGCATCAACGCGGCCACGTACGGGATCTGGAAGTCCTATCTCTCCTCCACTGGTGGAGCGGTTTCGGACACCATGCTCCGTGTTGCGAAGGACTCGATCATGTTCGAGACCGGACTCGACCTGGAGAACGGTCTGGACTTCGCGATCCTCACCACTCGTGGCATCCGCCGCCGGTACTCGGACACCTTGACCGCCCTCAAGCGGTTCACGGATGCCGAGTCAGTGAAGCTCCATGGCGGGTTCACTGCACTGATGTTCGATGAGAACCCCATCTTCATCGACGACCAGTGCCCCGTGAACAACATCTGGGGCCTCTCCCTCAACCGGCTGTTCTGGGCGCAGATGAGCGACTGGGACTGGATGGAAGAGGACGGCAAGGTGCTCAAGTGGGAACCGCGTAGGGACCGTTACATCGCGGTGCTCTACAAGTACTGTCAGCTCGGTACGACGCAGCGCGCAGCGCACTTCCGTCTTACCGGTGTCACCGACGACGTCAAGTAAAGGAGGGATGAACTATGGCTATCGCAGTTGCATCAGGACCAAACCTCGTCCCGCTCAATACCGTTCCTACGGTACGTCTGACGGTGACCACGATCACTGGCGACACGTCGTATCCCACGGGGGGTACGGCGCTGTCGGCGGGAACACTGGGGCTGTCGAGCGTTGCGCAGGCGGTGTGCACGGTGTCGGGATCCGGCGCCAACAACACGGCTATCGCGGCGTCGTACAACCTGTCCACTGGCAAGCTCCAGATGTGGGCTTCGACCGGTACCTCGCCGGTCGGACTGGCAGAGGCGGCCAACACGACCAACCTCTCTGGCCTGACCGTTACGGTCATGGCGATCGGGTACTAGTCGATGGCTCTCGGTGCAATCACCGCTGTAGTCGATCAGGCGACAGGTGCCACGGTCGGCGGGGTGGACGGGGGACTTCGTCTCTCGGTTACCAACATCGTGGGCGACTCGTCGTACCCGACAGGCGGGTCGGCAGTGACGCCGGTCCAGCTCGGCCTGAATACCGTGCTGTTCTCCCAGACCGAGGTCGCCGCCTCGACCGGGTCAAACTGCGCTTCGACCGGGTCGGTCTATAACGCCTCGACCGCGAAGTTGCAGTGCTTTGCCAACACCGGCGTTGAGATCGCAAACACGACCAACCTCTCGGGCATCACCTGGCAGGTAATCGCCTGGGGCTTCTAGCTTCACCTCCTAGTCAACCACGCTCCAAAGACCCCGGACTACAAATCCGGGGTCTTTGCTGTCCACTGGTCTGTATACTTGGCTCCATGGCATACATGGGCTTCAAAGCAGTGGCTAAGAGCGCTGGAGGCGGTAAGAAGGGGGCGGCCATCGCGGCTGCCATCGGTCGTAAGAAATACGGCAAAGCACGCTTCCAGGCGATGGCTGCGGAGGGCCGCAAGCGCGCGTCCGCCAAAGCCTCCAAGCAGGAGTGGTAGGGATGTCCAGCATCGCGTTGCCGCGACCGGACAACCTCCGCAGCCGCTTCGGCACGCTGGTGGAGGCCGACGTGTACCACATTTGCGAGCGCCTCAGCGAGCTCGACCCGAGCCTCTATATCTACGACAATGAGCAGCTCGGAAACCCGCGCCGGTTCACGATCGCCGAGGTCTGCAAGGATGGAGTTGAGCGGTTCGTGTACGGTACCGCCGAGCTCGACGGCCGCGTGATCGAGCATTGCCAGTACCTGCTAAATGTGCCATTTGC